ACACAATTGACGAACTGACGCTATACAGTTATAAGCAAGATCCATTGACGGGTAAAATTCTGCCAGTGCTGGAAGACAAGAAAAACCACGTTATTGATGCTTTGAGGTACGCTTGCGAGGGAATCAGACGGGCAATTGTTGTCAAACCGCAGACTTTTAAGCCAGTGCCGACGATGCACAAATGGTGAAATAAGGATTGATTATGGCCAGATTATCGACCGACCAACGACTAGCAAACCTGCACGCAGAGGCTTTAGCGCAGTTTGACGAGGTGCAAACCGCACTGCGAGACGAGCGCCTGCAATGCCTGCAAGATCGGCGGTTCTATTCCCTGGCCGGCAGTCAATGGGAAGGGCCGCTGGCTGATCAGTTTGAAAACAAGCCACGGTTTGAAGTCAACAAGATTCACCTGTCGGTCATCCGAATCATCAATGAGTACCGCAATAACCGAATCACGGTCGATTTCGTCAGCAAAGATGGCGCTGAAAACGACAAGCTGGCCGAGGTATGCGATGGCCTGTATCGCGCAGATGAGAACGATTCTGTGGCGAACGAGGCCTATGACAATGCCTTTGAAGAGGCTGTTGGCGGTGGTTATGGCGCTTGGAGACTGCGCACTGTCTACGAGGACGAGGAAAACGACGAAGACGACCGGCAGCGCATCCGTATTGAACCAATCTTTGACGCTGACAGTTCGGTATTCTTTGATCTAGGTGCCAAGCGCCAGGACAAATCCGACGCCAAATATTGCTTTGTGGTCACTAGCATGACCCGCCAGGCCTACAAAGACACCTGGGGCGACGACCCGACAGACTGGCCTAAGATCATCCATCAGTTTGAATTTGACTGGTGTACGCCTGATGTGGTCTATGTGGCCGAATACTACAAGGTCGAGGAAAAAAGCGAAACAATCCGCATCTTCCAGGCGATTGACGGATCAGAGGAACGCTACAGCCCGGCAGATTTTGAGCAGGACGAGACGCTAGAAGAAACCCTGGCCGCAGTCGGTAGCCGGGAAATCCGACAGAAACGGGTAAAGCGCAAGAAAGTGCGCAAGTACATTATGTCTGGTGGCCGGGTGCTGGAAGACGCTGGTTACATTGCCGGCAAGTGCATTCCGATCATTGCGGTGTTTGGCAAGCGCTGGTTTGTCGACAACATCGAGCGGTGCATGGGCCATGTTCGCCTGGCTAAAGATGCGCAACGCCTCAAGAACATGCAGCTGTCAAAGCTGGGTGAAATCTCGGCACTGTCCAGCATTGAGAAGCCAATCCTGACGCCAGAGCAGGTTGCTGGCCATCAAATGATGTGGGCTGAAGACAACCTTAAGGATTACCCTTACCTGCTGGTAAATCCGATCACAGGGCCGAATGGTGAGCAAACCATCAGTGGGCCGGTAGCGTACACGCGCAGCGCAGCAATCCCCCCGGCAATGGCCGCACTGCTGCAAATAACTGAAACCGATATGCAGGAAATCCTTGGCAATCCGCAAGGTGCTGACAAGATGGTCAGCGGAATAAGCGGTAAAGCGGTCGAGATGATTCAGGCACGAGTGGATATGCAGACGTTTATCTACCTGTCAAACTTTGCAAAAGGCATGAAAAGGTGCGGTGAGGTTTGGTTGTCAATGGCCAGGGACATTTACACTGAGAACAAGCGCAAGATGAAAACGCTTACCGCCAGCGGTGAGACAGATTCGGTCGAACTGATGCAGCCAACGATTGACCAAGAGACTGGCGCAATGGTGCTTGCCAATGATTTGAGCAGCGCAACCTTTGATGTGAACGTAGATGTTGGCCCATCGTCCAGCAGCAAGAAAGCGGCTACGGTTCGCGCATTGACAGGGATGATGCAGATCACGCAAGACCCGGAGACGCTGCAAGTGCTGGGCGGAATGGCAATGATGAACATGGAAGGCGAAGGCATCAGTGATGCGAACGCTTACTATCGCAAGAAGCTGCTGCGAATGGGTGTGATCAAGCCGACCGACAAAGAAGCCGAAGAACTGATGGCCGAAATGCAAGGCCAGCCGCAAGACCCGAACACGATGTATCTGCAAGCCGCAGCAGAGGAAGCAAGCGCCAAAGCAGCCAAGGCCAGGGCCGACACCGTGGAGACCATTGCCAGCGCAGAGCTGAAAAACGCTCAAACCATGCAGACCTTTGCCAAGATCAGCGAAATGGACGGTGGCGAACAGCAGCAGCCGGCGCAGCAACAACCTCAGCAACAAATGCCGATAGACGAGAAGACCTTGCTGGAGATCGAGGCCATGCGCCTGGAGAACCAGCTAAAGCGGAATCGCGTTGAGGCCACCGACACGCAGATCGAGCAGCTACGCGCAGAGCGAACGACCAATGACAGCATGGTGATGGCCAGCGAAATGATGCAGGCGGCAGTGTCTGGCATTGCCGAGGCAGTGGATAAAATCGGTGGCGCAATGGAGCAGTTGGCAACCAGCAACACCCAGAATGTTGCGCAAGCCACTCAGAATGTTGAGAAAGCAATTCAGTCAATCAACAAACCCAAGCGAGTCGTGCGCGAAAAAGGCCGAATCACTCGAATCGAGACGGAGGAATAAATGGCTGACAATGTAGGCTACACGCCAGGCACAGGCGCACTGGTTGCTGCTGACGAGATTGCTGGTGTTCTTCACCAGCGAATCAAACTTGGAATTGGCGGGATTGGGGAGGCAGTTGATGTTTCGGCGGCCAACCCTCTCCCAATTACTTCTGCAACGCCACTGGCCGTTACTGGGCCATTAACAGATGCTGAGTTACGAGCCGTTCCACTCTCGGTTGTTGATGTCAATAACGCAGAGTCATTGCAAAGCATGATCTTGCTGTTGACTCGGATGCTGAACTATCTGAACGCACCGCAGGGTTACGACAAGTCGTTGCAACGCCAACGAGGAACAGTGATTGTTGAATCAGGGACCGTAACTGTCTCTACCATCAGCACAGTCACCAATCAAGCCAACATTGGAAATATTCAAGGTCAGATATTGGTCAACGGCGGCAACATGGCTGCATGGCAAGCGGCAGTTCGCAATCGAATCACATAAGGAACAAACATGGCAAATACATTCAAAAAAGTTATTGATAGGCTGATGTGGGCGCAAGTCGCCCCGGCACCCAATGCCAGCGCTGCGGCTACCTCGGTAGTATCTGATCTGCGCTCTGGGGTATCACGTAATCCATTTGTCTACAACTTGATTAACGCCACGGTTTTAAACCGCTTCAACATCGTCACCAAGTCTTGGAACTTTGTTCAGTCTCCCGCATTGGCTGGCACTTTTGGCGCCGGTTCGGCAATGGCTTTTGCGCCGTCGCTTGGACTGGTTGGAACCATTGCTGCTGGCTCGACGACGATTAAAGTTACATTGTCCACTGCGTTACCAACGGCGGTCGGTCTCAATATGCTGGCAAACCGTGGCGGCTCAGGAGAGTACGGGTTCAAGCTGCGCATCATTGATACCGTTGCTGGCAAAACAGAAGAACGCTATATTGATGCCAACACGGCTGGCACTACACCGACGATTCATGTCATTTCACCGTTTACATTTACCCCTGCGACTGGTGCGCGGTACGAAATCATTGCCGGTCGTGTTTTCATGCTGTCTGCTGGTGTCATGGCAGCAAATGCTTGGCGGTCGTTGGAAGTAGCATCTAATACGCTGTCTACCGGTTTGAGTATTACCGGGTTGCCTGCTACGGTCGGCACGGATAGTTCGATCATGGTGCTGGATGAACAATACGTACCCTACGATTGCACTCCCGGCGAAGGCATGATCAAAGGCGCGTTTGTCTATGACACTGGCTTGGAAACACGCTCCGCCCTGACGGCTACAGCCTCTGGTGCAAGCACACTGACCGGCCAAGCTACCTTGGGCGATGCTGTTGTGGCAGCCAATGAATTCCGCAACTTCCAGATCAGGATCGTTCAGGACACAGTAACTCCAGCGGCAGTTGGGCAGCGCCGAGTTATTGCCAGCCATACAGCAGGCCCAAGCCCTGTGTACACAACGGGTACCGCATGGGCAACTCAGCCGTCTGCTCTAGCAAAATACGTCATTGAGTTGCCAAACTTGATGCTGGTACGGTCAACTGCAACGAACACGGTTTACACGTACAACTACTCTGACGCTACCATTAACAATGGCACCAACAACATCTTGACCAACGCGTGGTCAACTACGTACTTTGGTGCTGCTCCAGCGGCCAATGCGTCTGGCGGTATGTGGGCACCATCGTTTGGTATTCAGCCCGGTGTTGCTCGCAACGCGCGCCAGTCTTTCTGTTACTTTTTTCGAGGTGGCTCTGCCACGCTGGATGTGCTGGATATTGCGGGGTCAATTACCGGCACTTGGACGGGCGCAATTGTTTACGACGGCGCGGTGGCCCTAACAGTTGGCACTTGCGGATGCCCGGCACCATTTGAAAATGAAGGCAGGATGTTCTACCTTAACGTGTACGCTGCCTCAGCAGTCAACCAAATGTACCGTTTTGACGTACAAAACCGGGTGCTTTCACCGTTTACGCCAACCGACTTTTTACAGTCAGGCACAGCGGCACTTGGTCAGCGGATGGCCGCTTACTGCGCAAATGACGGCACGGACACTTACGATGTGATTCTGCTGCAATCGCACTTGTCTACGGTCGCTCAAGAAATGGTGGTACTGGTATGAAGATGCAAGAACTTGTCACCCTGATGTCCAACAAGTTGGCCTATCTGAATGGCGCTAAATCAACCGCTATGGCGTCAGGAGACCTTGAGGCGGTGCTGAGACTTGAAGGAGAGATCAGCGAGACCCAGGCCACCATTGATGCCCTGCAAACCCTGATGTAACGTGTTTTTAACGCTTCTCCAGTCACGTAGCGTACCCCCGCCGCCACCGCCACCGCCGGTTATTGATGGTGGAGGTTCATCTGCCAAGCGCAGTAGAAAGGGATGGGGGCGAGAGCGTGCGATATATGAAGCCAGTTTGCTCAAAGAACTGGACAGCAAGACTTCAAGCATCGCAGAGCTGGAGCAGATCAGGCAGGCACTAGCAAAGCACACCGAATCGCAACGCCTGGCACGCAAGCTGGTGAACTACGATGGCGATCTGGAAGAACTGGCCGGCCTGCAAAAAGAGTTAGCGAAACTGCAAGTAACCTACAAAAACAAGGCAGAGCAGAGCAAAGAACTGCAAGAGGCATCAGCAGCACTTAGCGCTTTCTTGCTGGACGAGGAAGACACGATCACGGCACTGATGGCCATGCAAGAGTTTGAAGCGCGGCAGATACTGGCGGTGCTTGGCATCAATATTCACTGAGGCGCAATCATGGCAGACCCGTATATCAGACAACTGGCGCGTGAGGCATTGGCACAGTCAGCCGTAAACCCAGCCGGCGCATTCAGCCGCAGCATATTGGGCGCACAGCAATTGCAACGGCCGGAAGACCCATATTTGCGTCAACAGTACCCCGCTGTTTTTGGTGGCCTGGCTGGTTTGGCTGGAATGGCGCCTGATGAGATGGGCGGCAGCGTGCTGGATCCCAACACCGCCAGGGTAAGAGAAGCGCAGGCAATGACCTATCCAATAGGCACAGCGCTGCAAATGCTACCAGGGGCAAAGCCAGTAGGCGCAGGCGCTATGGCAGCAGGTAGGGCCGGTGAACGCTTTGCAGAGCGTGCTGTACCGATGGTTATGGAGCGTGGCGGTTTTGGGTCTGAACTGCTGCAAGGCATGAGCAGGGGTGCAGAAAGCTATGCTCTACCGCCAGCTGGTCGAAGTGGGTTTGGTGCATTTGATCCGAGATATGACCCAAGGGTGAAGGAGCAAGAGCGTTTGCAATCAATGACTAGAAACATTGAGTTAAATCCAAATGCTCAACAAGCCCCGACAGTTTCCCTCGCTGATTTTGAGGGAAGGCCATTTATTACGAGCATGGCTGATCGCACGGCAGCTGGTGGTAAATTGGTTGGAATTGATGACGTGCAATTTAACAGGCCGGTTGAGTTGATGGGCGGTCAGGATTACATGTTCAACAATCCAGGTCAGGTTTGGGCGAGTGCGCAAGGGCCGGTCAAGCAACTGATGCGTCAAGCTGAAGAAATAAAATTAGCTACAGGACAAGACCCGTTATATATGCCGTGGAGAATGGCACCAACTGGTGGTGATTTTGCATCAATGACCGGTGAAACAATGCTGGCATATGCAGACAGCACAATGAATAAAGTTCAGAAAAAGAGTTTGGATAAATCAATT